AGCGTTTACTATTGACCTGACTTTATCCACCGGAGGCTCTAGTTCTGATTATTTTCCGTTTATTACAAATGGATCAGGGTCATCAACTTCAGTTGTTGAGTTTAATTTTGGAGCGAGGGATTTCGCTCACACACCACCCTCTGGTTTCGTTGCACTTAGCACCGCCAATCTGCCAGACCCAGCCATTGACCCAGCGCAGGGAGAAAATCCTACGGAGTATTTCAACACGCTCACTGAGACAGGAAATACTGCCACAAGCAGGGCTTTCACAGGGGCAGGATTCCAGCCAGATTGGTTGTGGTCAAAATCAAGAACTGCAACACGAAGTCACGCCTTATTTGATTCAGTGCGAGGTGTAACACAGTATCTGACGGCAGATTCAAATGCTCAAGAATTATCGTCTCCGGGTTCCGGTTTCCTAAGTAGCTTTGATGCAGATGGGTTTACCGCTACAGAAGGTTCCTCAAACTTTCAGAATCTAAATAACAACAATGAAAAATACGTTTTTTGGTTGTGGAATGCTGGGGGTTCAACAGTTTCTGGCACAGCAACAGGTGGCGGTGGCAGTAGAGCCTTCAGCCACCGCGCTAGCACTAAATCAGGCGTATCTATCTTAGCATATACAGGAGATGGGACGGATGGGGGAGAAGTCACTCATGGTTTGTCTGGGGGTGTTGATGCTGTTTTCGTCAAAAAAAGAACATCTTCAGACCTTGATTGGCATTGCTTTTTTGCAACTGGGTTAAGTTCTGAAAGCCATATGTTGCAACTCAATAAAAATGATGGCCAAAGCACCACTTCTTTCGGTACGGCTGACTTAAATGATTCTGGAACTGCGTTAACGCTTAAGGCTGGAGGCAGTGGATTAAGAAATGTCAATGAAAGCGGTGAAACTTATGTCGCGTACATATTCAAAAGCGTCGAAGGATTTAGCAAGATTGGTAAGTATGACGACAATGTGGTCGGGAGCGATTACGACAACACCTCTCCGTTTGTTTACACAGGATTTAGACCAGCATTCTTAATAATCAAAGGAATAGAGAATGGTCGTGATTGGGTTATGTATGACAACAAGCGTACCCCTGATGATGGTGTGTATCTCAGGGCAAACGAGGGTGCAACCGAGCAAACAGATGCAACCAATCATGATATTTCGTTTCTGAGCAATGGCTTTAAAATTCGTGGTGGCTCTGGAGATATCAATACAACTAATGAAAGCTATGTGTTTTTGTGTTACGGAGATCAACCACTCAAGTTTGCCAACGGAGGAACGGAGTGATGTGGAAACTAGGCGATTTAATTATCCGCGAAGGCAAGTCATGGAGAGACTCTAATGGATTTACCCATCCGCAAACGTGGGCGCGTTGGACAGATGATGAGAAGAAAACGGCAGGACTGACTTATCAGGCTGATCCAAAACCTTATGACAATCGATTCTACTGGGGGTGGAATGCTGATGAAACGTCACTCATCGAAAGGAACATCGCAGATGTCAACGAGGTCGACGATGACGGAAACCCAATCCTTGATGAAGACGGAAACCAAGTCGTCACCCTTGGACTCAAGTCAATTGCAGTTGCAAGAACAAAAGAAACAGCGGGAGGCATCCTATCAAAAAGTGATTGGTATGTTACGCGGAAGACAGATGCGGGAACGGCGATACCAAGTACCGTTACGGATTACAGAACGGCTGTCCGCGCTAAAAGCAAAACTATCGAAGATGCAATAAATGCCTGTGATACGTTAGCAAAGTTCATGGCTCTATACGAAACGCCTGTAGACAGTAACGGTAATCCAACTGGCAATGCACCGATTCATGATTGGCCCAAGGAGATATAAATGGACAATCGAACTGTGGCTTCAGCACACTCGCGGATTGATAAGGTTCAATCAAACCTAGCCACGCACGAGGCAGTATGTGCCGAGCGTTGGGCAGAGATGCTGCACCGTGTGAAGCGTGTCGAGATGATAATAATTTCAACTGCAGGAGCATCTCTGCTCCTGCTCATATCGCTCGTCCTCAGATCGTGATCTTTGAAGCCATTGCAGTAGTTCAAACAGCGAATACCGCCATTGGTGCGGTGAAAGAGCTACTAAAAAATGGCAAAGACATTACGGATTGTGCTGAACAGCTTGGCAAGTATTTCGACGCAAAAGCAGAGATACAGAAGAAATCAGGTAGCTCGCAGTCAAGTGGTTCCGATTTAGAAAACTTTCTCCACCTCGAAAAGTTACGTCAACGCGAAGAAGAGTTGAAGACCATGCTTATTTACCAGGGCAGAGCAAACTTGTATCAAGATTTTTTGAGGTATGCGGCAGAAGCAAAACGCAACCGTGATGAAGCAATCGAAGCACAGAAAAAAGCGAAGATTGCGAAGCGTCAAAGAAACCTGGCTTTGCTACGGTCTATGGTCGTTACATTTGTTTGTCTGCTGGGTCTGGCTGCGGTCGGTGGCTTTATATATTGGATCTCTACTCTGAGGCCCGTATGATTTATGTGTTTGCTTTGATCGTCATGACAGCAGAAGGAACCGTGATCCCAGACAAGAAGGCATATTTCTACTCTATCGACAGGTGTAATTACTTTGCTGATCGAGTGAGTAGAACAAGATACAATTATTGGACTAAACGCAAGGTGCAAGCGTATTGCATCCCTGAGTGGGTCAACCCGAAGAGCACAAAGATACTGAGGTAACTATGCTTGGAGTCATCGGAAAAATACTAGGATCAGAGAAGGTCATCGAGAGTGGTCTGAAGCTGATTGATGATATGCATACCTCGACTGAAGAAGAGGTCAAGGCCAAGGCTGATGCCAAAACCCAGCTTCTGCAAGCCTACGCCCCTTTTAAAATCGCTCAGCGCTACCTAGCCTTGATGTTTGGTCTGACATTTTTAGGTAGCTATGTTTTGGTCTTGGGTATGACTATCTCAGGCCAGGGCGACCCAGATGCAGTGACCAAGGTAATGGAACAGTTCAGTATTAACTATGCGATGCTTATCATCTTAGGTTTCTATTTCGGTGGCGGTGCTGTCGAAGGCTTCTTGGATAGGAAGAAAAAATAATGGCTAGATCTTTGATGCGGAAGTTCCGCGAAGTCAAAAAGAAAGATGGTGTCCCGGTCAAGTATACTGCTGGTGCTGCCAACCCAGAAGCCAGGAGAGCAGAGATCAAGCGCACAGCGGAAAAGTACCGTAAGGGTACGCTCACAAAAGAGGAGATGGACCGCATTTCCAAACAAAGGAGCAAGTCGTAATGGCGACATACAAAGGAATCAGCTCAAGATTTTCTCGGTCCACCATGGAGAAGGTCTATAAACGTGGGCTTGGCGCGTATTATTCTGCGGGCTCAAGGCCAAAGGTTTCCGCACACCAGTGGGCAATGGGAAGACTCAAATCATTTGTCACGGGCAAGGGTGGTGCGCGCAAGGCAGATAAAGATCTTCTGAACTGATGAGGATTGCAGATATGGATGTAGACAAGCTAAAAGACCAGCTGATTCTACATGAGGGATTGGAGCTAAAGACTTACCAATGCAGTGCAGGCTATATGACGCTAGGGGTCGGGCGCAACGTAGAAGAGTTAGGCATCACCGAAGACGAAGCCAGGTATCTTCTGGACAACGATATTCTGAGGGTCAGCAAGGAACTGGACAACGCAATGCCTTGGTGGAGGGACATGAGCGAGGTGCGCCAGAGAGTTGTAGTTGATATGGTGTTTAACCTTGGTGTAAGTCGTTTCCTTAATTTCAAAAACGCCATCAACGCCATGCAAGAGGAAGATTGGGAAGAGGCTGCGGCTCAGATGTTAGATTCTAGATGGGCAGACCAGGTAGGCCAGCGAGCCCACCGTCTTGCCAAAGCAATGATTGAGGATCAGTTGGAGGTTTAGATGCCAGAAAAATTAGAGCGAAGCCTGATGGCCCAGGCTAGAAAGAAGGGGCTCAAGGGTAAAGAACGCGACAGGTACGTCTACGGTACGCTGCAGAAGATCGCAGGGCCAAAGGAATCTGACAAAGCATCTAGGACAGGTAGCGTCAGGCGTG